TGAAAGAAAAGATTGAGCGGTTTGGGAATATATACTTCTATCGTCCTATTCCAAAACTACTCCCCTTCCATAAGGATACAAACGATACAAGACTCATACATGGAAATAATGGCAGCGGTAAGTCAATCGCAGCAGCAGCGGATACAGGCTATGAGTTCATTGGGTTCTCTCCTTATCGTGATGTACCCGCTCCCGACTTCGGAAGTAGACTTATCTGGATTATTACAACTGACTACAAAATCCAGACGGACTCAAGTCAGCTCATTTTATTCTCCAATGTGGCCTCACCTGTCCGTGACATCGGATTGTTGCCTTCAATCGACTTTCTTGAGGATGCTGGATTCGAAGTATCGTGGGAGAACAAGCAGAAGAACATCCTCGGCGGACTACTCAACCCGTGGGATGGAACGCAACTCCAATTCAAGTCTATGGAGCAGAGGACGCAATCATTGGCTGCGGCCCCTGTTGACTTTGCTTGGGGCGATGAAATCATACCTTATGAAAAGTATGACGAAATACAAGCGCGTCTAATGCGTAAGCATGGCCGGTTTATAATGTCGTATCTAATCGACAAGCCGGAAGATAGCTGGACTGTTACTGAATTATACCGCCAGTACCAAGCAGATATTAAGACAGACGGCGTGAGTACGCTTTCCTTTTTCTTTGTTTCGATTGAGGATAATACCTACCTCGACCAAGAGGATATAGCGAAACGTAAGAAGAAATACACGGAAGAGGGGCGTACATGGAGGTTTAGTGAGGGTGGTCAATTCGTTATTTGTCCTCGTGGACAGGTGGTCTATGAAGATTTTGTTCCCGAGCATCATATTCGGCTGGGTCTTTGGAAAACCTTTGACCCATTAAGTACACTCTTTAGGGTGTGGGATTTGGGTGCAAAGAACCCGTGTTGTACTGGGTTCCAGATCGATGAACTTAACCGTAAGAGGATACTTTTCACCATCCTCGGTGAGAACATCGAACTGAGAAACTTCATCGATCAAGTCGAGGCGAAGTGCAAAGACCTGTTCCCTATGTGTATGAGTACCTTTGAGGTCCTACCGCACGATGCGAACAGGAGACCTGCTAATGGGGTCAGCGCGGAACGCGCCACGGACACATTCAGGTCGAAAGGGCTTACTGAGTTCCGTGTGCTGTACGTAAATGTAGAGCCATCAATTCAGTCCGCTAATGCTGCTCTCGGGAATTGGATAAAGCGTCAACCAGAAATATTGATAGACGCGGATGAGGCTATGCTCATGCAGAACATGATGAGCCTCTACGTTAGAGACGATAAGGGTGCCCCAAAGAAGGATGGCTATTTCGAGCATATAAGTGACAACTTTAAACTTATGATTACCTTCTGTAAGAAACTGACGCAGCCGTCCGAACAAGGCAAGCAGGAACAAGAATGGAAGGAGTGGGAAAAGAAACTTCTTCGCAAGTACGGGCGCGAGGACTTATTTAGGAACAACTACCAGAGTCCGGACTATGGAGAGTACGACTAGATATGGGACGACCTGATTTCGAAAAACTAAGAGGCTGGACACTCACAAGGAAGGGTGAAAATCCCACCGTAATCCAACACGAAGATGTGAAGAAGTTCTTCGATTCCGTGTGGATGGAGGCGAACAGCTATTGGGAAAAGAAAGTCAAACCCGACTGGGAACATAATAAGCTCCTTTATACCGACAAGTATGATCTCCCATTTCGTCAAATGCCGTGGCAGACGAAGATGAAGGACCCGGTTGTGGACAACCTCGTAACGAGGATTACTTATTATTTCCATCGCATACTGGTCAATATCGCCACCGATGGTAACTATTTTACAGTCCAACATAAGGACGAAGCACGAGCGAAAGCGTATGCGTCGCTCCTGCGCATCATCTTAAAACAGAACGATTATCCCAAGAAGTTCACGGATTCGTTTGCTAAGTCTCTTGTTCACGCGATTATGGCACATAAGGTTGTGTACACAAATGAGGCTGAACAGGTTCCCGTTTGGAACAACGTAAAGAAGAGGTTTGACTCATTAGAGACCAAGGTTCGCGGCAAGACGAAGATCATCTCCATCGACCCATATTGTGTCCGTCTCGACCCGTATGGGGAGCGGTACATAATCGAGATAGCCAAGAACGTGCCGTACAATGAGTTCCAGTCCGCAGCAAAGGCGAATCGTTGGATTAACCTAGAAGCTGTAGACGCATTAATTAAATCAGAAACGAAAGACAATCCGTTACCTACGGTGACGCTGAAATATGTCTATACTAAAGTTTTGACGGACAGACAGGGGAACGTCTTATCTCCCTGTGTCTGGTTCGTTGTTGTAAATGACAAGTATGTTGTGCATCTTGACAACTATATACTACCCAACGGGATGTTTCCGTATTCCGTCTCCAACCCGATGCTGGACATCTACGGTGGGTATGGGCGTTCCTACGTGTCGAGAATTGCCGACCTTGTTACTCACTATGTAGGCTTCGTCAACCTTGCGTTAGACGGTGCATATCTGACCGCTCTCGGTGTGCATGAATATGATATGTCTGTGGCCTCAGCGGATGGGGCACACGGTGTCACTTCTCACATCGAACCGGGTAAAATCTATCCTAAAGATGGGCCGGGGAACATGATTAACTCATACTTCCCTGCGGCTAATCAGACGATGGGTCTCCTTAATCTGGGATACTTCCTCGACAGGGAGTTACAGAATAAGGGATATGTCAACGAGTTCTTCGCCGGACAAGCGACGGCGAAAGGACGACCGACGCTGGGCGAGATAAGCCTCAAGACGCAGGAAAGTACAGCCTTCTTTACGGACATGGCCTCTCATACTGAGGGTGAAAAGATTCAGGTGGACCTTAGACTTCTATTGTACACCCAACTCATGAACCTTCATGCTTCTCAGGGAGACATCGATGGGTTAACGGCTGACATGAATGAGACCGATGCAAGCGTAATAAAGGGTCTCACCCCCGTGGAAATCATGGCGGACTTGCAGGACTTACGCATTGAGGTCTCGGGTATTAGTGGTAAGATAAAGGCACTCGCCAACTTCAACCGCTATCTCCAGATATTCAATGTGATTGGTAACATGCCCGGTGTGCAGAGTTCTACGCTGGTCTCGGACTTCGTTAGGAAGATGTTTAAGATTATTGACGACAGTCCAGAAGAGGTCATTAATATGGACCTTCTCGAACAACTTCAAGCACAACTGGGTCAAGCGGCATTGCAGCAATTCTCGCAGCCGCAACAACAACAACCTACCACCCAAGAGGGACAACCCGCAGCGGGTGTGTAATAAACAGGAGCGTGACGCATGACCAAGGAAGAGAAACTTCAAGAACTCATTAATAAGGCCGCGGAGAAATACAGTCCACAACAGAAGAACCTTCTTGCGACTGCTATTCGTGGCCTTGTTGCTGAGGCAGAAGCAAAGAAAATACCTCTGGACATAGAAAAGCCAGAGAAGGGATTTAGTCTTGATGAGATTGTGAAAATGGCTTCGGACAGCATCGACCAACTCTCGACTCCCCCGCCTGATAATAAGCCCAAGGACGAACCGGCGGATAAGGACGACAAGACGAAGGAACCCCCGGACCCTCCGAAGAAGCCGGGTAAGAAAGATGACAACAAGGACCCTCAGATTCTCCCGTCTGGTGCTCGTGTGCCGGACGACATAGACCCGAACGACGTTTCGACTATTGAGGTCACAAACCCAATAACGCTTGCGGACACAAAGAAGATTGTCGCCGCGAGGCAGAAGCTCAAGGCAGCGCAGCAAACGTCGAAACAGGATACGCAGTCGATGGAGAAACTGAAACAGATCATTGTTGACATCAACAGCAAAGAAACTGACAACTAAGGAGAAAGACATTGGCTGATAACCAAAGAATGATGTCCTATGCGGACGACAAGACTAATCTTGCAAAAGAGATTATGTCCCACCGCATAAGGATGGTAAACATAGCCCAAACTGTGTTTAGGTCGCAGGCTCGTGCTGAGGACAGGTTTGGTGCTCACGCCGGACAGTCGGTCACTATCGAGAAGTATCAGAAGCTCGATAAGAATGACGGGGCTATCCCGGAGCTTACCGCGCTGCAAGTCTCTTCGCCGCAAATAACGGAGAGGAACATAACCATCAACGAGTATGGTGGCGGCGTGGTCTACACGAGGAAAGCGAAGAACATATCCGAGTACATGCTTGACGAGAAGCTCAACAGGCTCATCGAGGTCAATACGACTGAGAGCATGGACGTGGTTGCCGGTAACGAGTATAGGACCAGTGACGTTTTCTGGATTCCGACTGGTACTGCCGGAGCCGAGACGGGTACGCTCGACACTGACGGAACGGCATCGACGGCTGCTACGAGGAACATATCCGCGCAGGATTTTAGACTGCTTGCGGCTCACCTCAAGAGCAACAACATATCCAAGTACGACGGTTCGAGATACCTCGCTATCTGTAACCCGTTCGCAACTTCGGCGTTATTCACTGACCCGGGAGCTAACTCGCTCATGGAGCAGTACAAATACGACATGCCCGAAGTCCTCATCAAAGGCGAACTCGGCGCAAGCTGGGGCTTCCGCTTCGTAGAGGAAACGAACGTCCTCCAGTCTACCCTCAATAACACGACTTACAACGGCGAAGTTATTGTTATAGGTGAGGACGCGGTTGCTGAGGCTCTCGTTGAGCCTGAGAAGATCGAAGTCGATGCGTGGAACTTTAAGAGGTTCTTCGGTATCGCGTGGGGATGTATGACCGGGTTCGGCAAGGTCTGGACTTACTCGACGGATAATAACTTCCAGATAGTAAGGTTCTGGTCCTCGACCGTATAAGGACTATCGTATAACAAAAGGAGACAAATATGGAAAGTATGGGTAGTGCTGTTCTACCACTCTGGTCTAAGGAGATACCTGTTGAGACCGCTGCTGCTGACGTGTTCGTTTACACGTTCAGCAATGCGGCTATCATTAAGGATATTCACCTCCATGTGACCAACGCGGTCGTAGCCACGGATAATACTGCCGCGGTTGTGGCTGTAGACCTCGACCCGTCGGACGCAGCGAGGGCTGAGAAGATTGCCTTCACTATCGTGGACAACGCGGCTGTCGGCACCGTTTACAGGGCCAAGACTGTCGGTGGGGCCAACTGGGTCCCGTTCAACGTCAAACCGGGGGACCAGCTTATCGTAGAGATAAAGACTGCCGGTGCAGATGCTGGTACGGAGACTGGGGAGTTTATTGTTAATGCTCTCGTCCAGTTCTATCCTGACGGCTACGTCTAATAACGGATTCGTCCCAATGCGTCAATAAGACGCATTGGGACATTCTAATCCGTTAATAAGAAATCGTGCAACATTCAATAAGACATACGGAGACACAATGCCGATTGGTGATAAGAAGGTTTATAACGATAATGAGACCATCATTATCAGACCCAAAGCGGACCTCCCTCAAGCGGATGATTCATTAAAAAAAGAATACAAGGGTAAGTGGAATTGGATGATAGCTGTCCAGCCCGTGAAAGTGTTTGACCCGCCGGGTGCAGGTAAAAGAAAAGAGCATCCAATCCGGGGAATCTACTATGACGAGGACCCTACTGCCCAGCCTATTCTGATCGCTGGAAAGCCGTATCCGTTTCTGATTGAATGTACCACTGGGATGCTGGAGCAAGAGTTTGAGCTTATCGACCAGCTTACGTCCGACAGAGGCAACATCCACAAACAGCCCACGGACGCACGTTTGTACAAGTACCTCAAACACGAACCCGACGGCTTGTATAGGCTCGTATTCTACAAACAGTCTATGGGGTCACAATATATGGGGAAGAACGTGTTCGCGTTTTGGGGCTGGAATCTTATAAGCAAGAACCGAGACCTCATTCTTATGGAGACGCGGTACATCCAGTGCGGTACTCTTGACCGCTATAATCTGGACACGCGCGACCCGCGCGAGGACGCACGTAGGAAACACTATCACGAAATACCAAGTGGAGGCATCGACTATGTTTGGTAACATCAAATGGTACTGGAAGCCGTTGTTCTGGCTTATCGCCCTGTGGAAGAGGTAAATAAGTGACAAGAGCAGAAATAAGAACTATTGTAAAAGACCTGTTGACGCATAATGTGTCTGGTAT